GTTTCCAACGACTATTTGCCAAAAATAATCGAACATGGTCATATTGAGCTTAAATTTTGTTACTTTGATGAACTCCATTATATCAAGTAAAGTAAAGCTTTTATCCAAAGCTTTACGAATTTTGGAGTTGTTTGGACCATTCTCGGTATCAATGGTAACTCCTAAAAAGTTAGTTTGTTGTGGTGTTGAAGCACCGATAGTTGAAATAGTGTCCATGGTTTCTTTATTTTCTTGGTTTTTTTCGAAATAAAATTCATTTTTTTTATAATGTATACCGCCTTTTGAGAGGATGCTATAAATAGTGGTCTTGAGACCTTAAACTGTTCTGCCAAACGTAAAATAGGCGTGCCGTTTACACGCATTCGAACTATAGTTTCGCGTTGCTCGTGCGTCAACTTAAATTTTGTTTGCGTCTCCATTCTTTATTTACTGAAAAATAAACATCGGTTGGCGCTTCAGATGACCTCTCAACATTGAGATAATAAATGACTTCTATTGTGAATGGATTTGCCGTGCAAAAGTCCACTAAAACTTCTTATGATACAGGACAACCATGCGACTGCTTCTCTTGCTCAGCCTTCACCGCCAACAGAGACTGTGGGCAAACAGATGGCATGGATGATTGGGAATACGGCCACGAAGCGTGTTGTTTCACCTGTCCCAACAAGAAACACTGCGCGAAACCCGACTCTGCGGAGTGTAATATCGGACTCGACTCCCATAAACGCGACCCACTCGAAAAGGTAACCTGGAACGGCACAGGCCCGAACCTGAAATGTGTCTTCGACGTGGATAAGATTAATACTATGGACCAGATTGACCAATTCAAACAAAAGTTCGGGACACACGGCGATTACAACAGCGTTGTAGCCAACTATTGCCAGCAGTCTTCGGATACTTGCGTGATTGATCCAGAAACAGGCCAAACCATGACCAAGTGCTCGAGACTAAAATCGACCGGTAAAGACGGCGAACTGTGCCGTGGCTGGTTTAACCAACAACCTAAAGCGGTGCAAGACACAGTCGTTCAAAACTATTGTGCCGTCAACAACACTCCCGACTGTAAATGTGTCAACCGTTCTTTGAATGAGGTTTACCGAAGTCTTAAAGTAGGTAAAGTTATCAATGATGGGTGTTGGTTTACGCCCTGTGCTAATCCACAATCGTATCTACAGACGACAGAGGTGGAAAACCCATCTTGTCCGTCTAACTTCTGCGATGTTATCTATAACATCATTAAAGATAGAGACGTGACTGTTGATAACATCAAAAACGATGTGAACTGCGTGTTTAAGCCGCCTCCCAAGCCAACACCAACACCGGTTGTGCCTCCTGCACCCAAGCCAACACCAACACCGGTTGTGCCTCCTGCACCTATACCAGGACCACCTCATCCTGTAACCCCAACACCGCCATTAGATCTGAAGAAAAATTATTTAGTTGTGCCCTTCTTAATTATCCTAATCCTGTTTCCTCTTTTTAAAGTACCTCGCGAGACATTCGCGAACCATTTTTTTATCGGCACGCTTTTTACGGTTCTTCTAGGCATTAATATTTATAGTCTCCAAGAATTTGTCAACACGTATTATCCACTAAACTAAACTAACTTTAATGGTTTATAAACCATTAAAGTCAATTGTTAAGAGTCAGTTAGGAGGACAAGTCTATTCTACTATTCTACCACAACACAGAGAGTTATCCGACTTAATACTAACTATTCGGACAGTTACCTTTAACTGGGTGGTCTGGTGTTTCTGAGCATCGTCGACCAAGTATATGAATAACGGTCCAACCTGTATCCATCGGTGATTGCGACCATAATTGATTTCGCTTTCAAAGATATGTCCAACCTTGGGTTGGTACAAGTCTGCCTTAAATCTGACTTCAAGTATAACTTGTCCAGACGGATTGATCTTATCGTTTAAAATAGAGTCGATCTGTATATTGTAAACATACCCTTTGTTTTGATACTTGAGTCCCTTATTTAGGAAATGCTCCGAAGGATACAAAGTAGAATCGTGTGGCATGTTCACATCGTTTGAATACTTTTGATTTATCATCGACCTCAAATGTTCTCTTAAACCCGAATGTAAATACTTGGGTAACACGACCATAGATTCTATGAAATAAAATTTTTCTAAGTAGGGTTCCATATGTCTTTATTTTATGAATAATTTATAAAAGACAAGTCAATTTATTGTACCTTGGTCCGGAGGACCAAGATTAACCTTCCGCTTTACCCTTGGGTTCTCCGGACCCAAGATTAACCTTCCGCCGACGTTGGGGTTCAGATGGCGCGTCCGCGCCATCTTCATCATGCAACCACCAAAATATAATTAATAAATAATGCCTGAACAAAGCACAGAGGTATCAAAGAAAAAGGCCGAGAAAGACCACTCTTTATCCACAGATAAGAAATGGTACGACTTCGATTTCAATGATAGTTGGTACTTGTATGCCTTAATTTTCAGTTGTTTTGGAATCATGGTTCTTGTACTAATACATAGAAAACTAACTAGACAAAAGGGTAGATGGAGCCGTAATCTGAATTTGAAGAATGTTTATTTATATTCAGACACGTCTGGCTCTTCTGAGTCTTTGACGGAATCCAGAGGAGAGCTGGAATGCAGAAAGTTCCTCGAAACCGTACTGCAAGCGCCGTTCCCGAAGGCGCGGCCAGACTTCCTGAGGAACCCTGTTACAGGGAACAATCTGGAGATCGACTGCTTTAACCCGGTGTTAAGACTGGGGGTAGAATACAATGGCCGACAACACTACACGTACACAACCTTTTTTCACCGCAACAAAGAGGCCTCCGTTAACCAGCGGTACAGAGACGAACTCAAAAGACGGATGTGCGAGGAAAACGGCATCAACCTGATCGAAGTGCCCTACACTATCAAATTAAACGACATAGGATCATTTTTGCACCTTAAACTGAAACAGCTGGGATATCTTGTTTAACCCTCCTTTTAAAAATCTTATCGCGATGCGATGGTTCGAAACACCATCCGATTTTTTTTTCGACGTCGTGTATTCTACGGGTAAAACGATCCCTATCTCTTGCAAATGTTTCCCATGGCCCTCTTCTATCTTCGTCTTCTATAATAATAATTATAGGTGTTAGGATAAACGTGACCTTAATTTTTTTAAACCGTGTAAAATGCGGGGATTGCATCCTTTATTTTCTTTAATGTCTAGAAGACATTAAAGAATATCTTTGGGTCCAGGACCCAAGATTAACTTCCGCCGACGGCGGAAGGGTATTGTCCAACGCGGCTTTACTGCGTTGAGAAGACACGCGCGAAAGTTATTCTTCGTCGCTTAGGTTCAAGTCTTTGTCAACGTGTTCTTCATCAGTGTTGTAGTCTTCTCTCTTTTTTGACTTTGATGAACCTTTTTGACTTTTTGACTTTTTCTTTAGAAGCGGTTTCAACTTGTCTGGTTCCGGTTCAGATGCCCAACTCGCCCCACCTTCTTGGTCTTGTTGTTCCTCGTCCGTATCACCACTCGTTTTCTTACGTTGGGCCGAATGAGTAGGCTTCTTTGAAACCTTAGATTTTGGTTCTTTTGAAACAGGAATTTCTTCGGTTTCAGAGTCACTCACGTTGTGTTTGTTGGGTTTAGTCTCCTTTTTACTCCCAGACTCTTTTTTCGCAGCTCTAACACTGTCTTTGGGTTTATGGGCGCTGCAGAATGTGGCGCCGCCTTTAGGCTTTGTGCTGCACTGCTCGCCTGTTTTTTGACCGCTCAGAAAAATGTGTTGACAAACATCTTTTGTTTTCGGAATTTTCTTGCTTACTTTGACTTTCTTTGATGTTTCTACATTTACTGATTCGACTTCTTCTGCAGAAACTTCGCTTTCCTTAACTGTAATTTTCATACCAGTTAACTCTCTCCATTTAGCAATTGTTTCGTTGATATCGACTTGATAGGTCTCTTCGAGCCACAAAGCCAGTTCTGCAACTGGCTGGGCTATAGTTTTCATGACTTCCATAATAAGTGCCATAGTTTATTTAGACTATTTTTTTAAAACATCTATTCAATTTTCTGCACATCCAACCTGCGTCCGCTTAGCTGCTTGGATTGTCTCTTCTTATCCCAGGGGCACCCGTTCTCATGGGCGAAGTACGCCCTGGCGGGCTACGTACTTCAGACAGTCCAAGTGACCACCGCGTGCAGCCGCTTCACATGTCCATTTATCCCACAAGCAGCCATTCTCGTGGGCGTACTTGAGACAGTCTAAGTGGCCATTTGCAGCAGCCGCTTCACACGTGTCTTCGTCCCAGTGGCACCCGTTTTCATGGGCGTACTGTAGACAGTCCAAATGGCCGTTTTCGGCCGCGTAGAGACATGTCCATTTATCCCAGGGGCACCCGTTTTCATGGGCGTACTGTAGACAGTCCAAATGGCCGTTTTTAGCAGCATACTCGCACATATCTTCATCCCAGTGGCACCCGTTCTCATGGGCGTACTGTAGACAGTCCAAGTGGCCACCCTTTGCAGCGTATGCACACGTATCTTCATCCCACCAGCAACCATTTTCATGGGCGTATTGTAGACAGTCCAAGTAGTCACCCTTTGCAGCTTCCAAACACGTCTCACTATCCCATTCGCACCCGTTTTCATGGGCGTACCGCAGACAGTCCAAGTGGCCGTTCCTAGCAGCGGCTGAACAAGTCATACTATTCCATTCGCAACCATTCTCGCGGACGTACTGTAGACAGTCCAAGTGGCCACCGTAAGCAGCCTTTGAGCACGTCTCTTTATCCCACTCGCACCCGTTCTCGTGGGCGTACTTCAGACAGTCCAAATGGCCGCCGTAAGCAGCCTTTAAGCACGTCGCACTATCCCACCCGCAGCCATTCTCGTGGGCGTACTTCAGACAGTCCAAGTAACCGTTTTCTGCAGCGTATGCACATGTCCAGCTATCCCAGTGGCACCCGTTCTCACGGGCGTACTTCAGACAGTCCAATTGGCCATTTTTGGCCGCATACCTGCATGTCCGTTCGTCCCAGTGGCATCCGTTCTCATGGGCGTACTTCAGACAGTCCAAGTGTCCACCGTAAGCGGCTTTCGAGCACGTATCTTCATCCCAGGGGCACCCGTTCTCATGGGCGTACTTCAGACAGTCCAAGTGACCATCGCGTGCAGCTATTGAGCACGTCTCTTTATCCCACTCGCACCCGTTCTCATGGGCGTACTGTAGACAGTCCAAGTGGCCGTTTTTGGCCGCAGCTGAACATATATCTCTGACCCTGCGAAGGTTCGAAAGGGTATCCCGCCTACACCCGTTCTCATAGGTGTACTTCAAGCATTCCAAATGCCCGCGTGTTGCAGCTGCAACACATGGCTGAGATGACTTTTGACAACATGATCGAACAATAAGGTTCAATATATCTTTAGGCAATAGAATTATATCAGCTTGTTCAAAATGTTCTCCAACCATACAAGCGGATAATTTCGTTAAAGTTAAAACATCCATTATTTATTTAATTTGTTTGTTTATTATATTTTTTAGTTCAATTTTCTTTAGCTCTCGTCCATTTGCGTCCACTTGGAACCTTCGAGCCATTTTACATATATTGGATACAAAGCGTGGTCTTCGTTCCCTTTAAACAACATATTTAACAGTCTCATGGCTGAAACTCCCTTAAATAAGATTGAACATGTTTGATATTTTATTTCAGTTTGTTGAGGGTTGGCTCCAACCATTTGAATAATTTCAGTGGAGATGTCATAGAAGATGGTTCTTGGGTCGTTTTGGCCGGCCAGCAAAAGGGTGACCGGCCATTTGTATAAATTGATGGAGCATTCTACACACGAAATCGTCGGATGAGATATATAGAGTAGTCTGTCCAACAACATCGACTGAATGAGCTGGGCTTTTGGGGATTGGGTCGAAGTACTCTTCGACCTATGGCCGATTGACTTTCGACCCATAATACGGATCTCGTCGATCTTAGGTCTAATTGATCTTCGACTAGTGATACGAAGATCATCAATAGTCTCGTTTATATCTTGTCCTTTCATTATTTATTATCTTCACCATCAAAACGGTGAGATAATAAACATGGATCAACAAATAATGGTTACTACTGGCGCCTCTACCCTTGGGTCCGGAGGAGAACATAGAGGTAGCGGCGTTGATGTCACGGTTTTTTATAGTAATTATAGCGCCAACTGTAAAGCTTTGCTACAGTTTATTAAAAATACGCATATCGTGGACAACTTGTCCATACATTTTATTAATATTGACAACAGTGCAATCAAAAATATTGTTATTAAAAAATTTTCTGTCGTACCTAGTATAGTGGTCAGACTAGATGATGAAATTTCTCTTTATACTGGAAATAACGTGTTCGAGTGGTTCAATATATTTTTAGAAGAAAGAATAGAAGATAAACCCCAACCCCAATCACTCCATTCCGATCCTAATCCTGAACAAGAGAAACCCCACACCCAACCTGCGGACGCAGGTTG